TATCCCAGGCGGAATCTACGGCCTCCTCCCTGGTATCATTAAACACATCCGAATCTATACCCTCCGTTTCTGCGTAACCATTTTCGTTACATTCTGCACGTATTTTCATAGATTGCCAATTCGTCATAAAAGAGGTTGTGATACCGCTTTGATTTATTACTTGGTTTATTTGCACCTTCCCTCGTTTATTGTATATAAACTGAGGAAAATCATCGGCATTAGCCTCTATATATTTCTTGAGGTCTCTTCTGTTTATAAAAGTTTTATCATCAAACTGAAAAACCTTATTCGCCATTTCCGGCCTCCATTTCTACCTGTAGATATAAACACAAGAGATTCATAGGGACCGCTGTGTCAGTCCCTATATATACGTCATTGTCATTACTTGAACTACCGTTGAAGGGCATCCGCTTCACTCCACTGAATAATTCATCTGCAGTATCCAGAATTATCTCATCGTCAAATGTCAATTCCGTCCAGGAGGTGAGGGCTTCACCAATCTTCAAGCCGGTTGTTTTGTAAACATTCACCCCTACGTTCAGTACCTTTTTCCACCCTTCCGGATAAATCCCGAGAGGAAGAAGTTTGATATAAGCACTGTAAGCGTATCCAACAACGATTTTATTAGCATAATCGGCCAAAGTTATCTGATTACTCGCTACGGTAAAGTCTCCACCTGAAACACCATCTGATATAGCTTCCACAACTGTCCCGTCATAGCGGTCAAGCGCCGTGACAACCTTCTTCACGATCTTTATGGTTCCCGTTGCACTTCCGCCTGTATAACCGCTCAGATCAACGTCAGTCCCGTCTACGTCCTGCAAATCAAAGGTATTTGTACTTTTATTTGCGATTTTATAGGTTGTCAGTTCTAAAAGAGTATCAAGTGCCGTTTCTCCGGAATCCATAGAAGAGAATTTGACAAAATCAGCATTGGAAAAATCAGTAGCATCGTAAAGAGTGATGGTGCCTGGGTCTGCGGCAGATATGGAGGTAATACTACCGCTCGCCCCGGTTTCAACCGTTGCCGTTTCGACAAAAACACCATCCTCTAAATCTCCATCAAATAATATATCTTCAAGTTTCTGTAAAGTCGTAGTTGTTCCGTTTGTAATTGCCATGTAGATATTATCGTTTTTATCACCACGAAGAACGGCGACACTTTGTAATGTCCCGGTAAACGCCTGTTCACAGCAGGAAACAACACTTGATGCGAGATCATAGGTAAGAATAACCCCGTTCCCGTCTGCAAGAACCATGAAGTACATTGAAAACGGCTGCTCTATTGAAGCAATGTCTACAATCTCACTATCGAATAGATGGCTTGCCATTTTCGTTAATTCCGGCGTTGTATACTGGTCTTTTTGTACCTGATACTGAAAGATCCGCAAGCCATCCAAAGACTTCTGCGGATAAACATAAATGTCCCCTACCATAACAGGCTTTATAGGGGAAACCCCTATAGCAGACTGTTTTATTATTACAGGAATAGAAGTTGCCCCGAGACCGCCTTCAGCCGTAACGGTAAAGGTCCCGGTATCGGTACCGACGATCAATTCTTTCCCGCCTTGAAGCCATTCAATCTCACCGCCGTACATTTCGGTTAAGGTAAAATCAAGACCGAAGTTATCAGCAGGGCCCAGGCGGAAATTAGTGTATTCACCGATCTTAGATCCGTAAATTCTTCTTTTATCATCATCAAATCTTGATAAGTACATCCTGCCGCCGGCAAAACATACTGTACCCGGTTTGAACGTAGCGGCAAACTGATTGAAAGGCGCAAGTCCTAAATGAGTAATCGCGGTTGTATTAACTACACTCGCCCAGGCAGTTTCGCCCGCCTCTGAAGTTACAGCCCCTATCGTAGCTTGACTATAATAGAATCCGGTATCTGCAGTTTCATCATATTCGGTTTCGGCGACTGCAGTTATTAAGGCATAATAGTATGCAGTTCCTATAATCATTGTAAGATACTGACCAATATCGGTAGCAAAAAATTGGAAATCCCCTCCGGTATTGTTCGTTTTAATGACAGTAGCGGAAACTTTCGTTACTTTGCTATCCGTCACAATCGGATAATAAGTGTCGGTACCGATTTCTATATCCGTGGTACCTTCTTTTATATAACCAAAGCTGTTTGATTCATGAGAGATATACTGTTTACCATCTTCATTTTCACAGTGCATTGCTTTCAGTTCAGCCGCAGAAGACCATAGAACGCCGGTGGTTATCTTGCTGCCGAAAGTAGTCTGAGTGTGCATTTTCATGTATCCGGCAGTATCGTAACCCAATTCGAGGATAGAGTTATTTCCATCTTCATCGGTAAATGCTTCAAGCCGCACATCATCAGAGAGAAGGTCCCTGATTACCTGACTACCAGGCCGCTTCGTTAAACCGCCGTCCGGATTAACAATAACATTAACGGCTTCCCGGAGAGAATGTTGATATAGTTCTGAATCCGTTCTCCCGAAAAGCCTGGGTTTTATCGCCCCACCGATAAAAGAATTAACTGCTATCCTTTTCATATTTTGACTATCTTTTGTCGCCTGGGACCAAAATCAGCGGTATATTCTACTTCAATATCGTTCCGTTCCTGTTTCCATCTTCCTTCAGCCCGTTTCGCGAGGTGGAGCATCATCTGGTACAACTTGTAATAAGACTGCCCGGATCCTTCACCTTTAACCGCCTCGACTATCATATAAGCCAGGCAGTAAGCTATAGGAGTAATGAGCCATTTCGAAAGTATACTGATATCCGTCAACTGCTTCGTGTAGATGATCGTTAAATCATCTTCATCATTACAAACCAATCGAGATCCCTCCATCGCCCATTCGGACAAAGAGGGATACAGGTTTCTCACTACCAGTAAGTCAGAAGGCATGTCATACCGATAATCGTATTGTTCACCGTAGATCCTACAGGTTCCTGCAGTAACGGCGGCTGTGTACACGGCTGATAAGTCTATAGCGGTATCACCATCTTCATCATACAAGGTGAAAGTAAGTCCGGATTTACCCTTAAGGGTACAAACTATACTTTCAAGATACGTTACGAGAGCAGCATCCGTTGAGGTTATATCGATAAGATAAACCTGGTCACCATTCTGGTATAAAGCCGCCGAAGCGGTATCGAAAGTTATTACAGCCGGCTTTGCAAGACTTATTGAAGCAATAACATCTTCTCTATAATCGAGATTTGCCCGCTCGACCGCACACGACCAATCATTTTCTATCAAGACCGTATCTATCGCATCCTGATACAAGGCATTACAGAGAATACCCGGTTTGGTGGTATCCGTCGTAATATCTGCCGACCTTTTTTCACCTATGGCCGTAAGGGTAACATTGCATAGTTCGGTAGCAGTCGTCACGGGGTCACCTCCTAATAAATATCTTCAGCACTCGGCACAGGCTCGGTTATTACATCTTCTTCTTCAGGAACTTCCTCTTCCGGTTCAACAATAGTCTCAGGTACGGCATCCGGAAGATCTCTTGCCGCTACTCTAACCGGCTCGCCATCAGTCGGCCCATATTCCGGAATAACTCCCGGATTCGCCTCTGCATCAAAATCAGCGGTTACGATGGTTTTCTTCTTGTCTGCTGCTCTTTTTGCTCTGGCCTTGTCCCTGGCTTTTATCCTTTTCTCTTCCTTGGTCATGGGTCTGGTTTCTTTTACTTCAGGATTTTTTACCGGAACCCTTTTATTTTCCAATTCAAATAACGCGGGATACTTCAGGATAACCGCTTTTATATTAGGATTTTCGTCACTCAGCCGATTACCTTTTACCAGCATAGTACCAAGTTCGTCACACTGAAAATTACTTTTCGCTTTATAAATCATACTACCTCCAAAAAAGGCCGGAGCTTAAAGCCCCAGCCCCATAGAAATGTGTTACTTACAACCTACGAACGCGGCTGTAGATATACCATCGTTTTACCGCCGGTCGTCAGATCGACAGTCCCTACAGTATACACCATCCGGATATACCGTTCATGTACATTCGGAAGCATAAATCGGAACAGTTCGGTACCGGCAGCAATAGTACTTATTGCCGTAGTCGTCGCAGCATACGTTTCGGAAGTACATCCGTCCATATCCACATACGCATCAGAGCTGGCGTTGTCGTCGCTTTCCTGAGCATAAAAGATAAGTGATCCGGTTGAGGCAATCACTATCGCATCTATGGCAACACCGATGATCTCAATTCCACGGCCTTTACCCAGATTCGGATCGGCAACTTCGAAGTCGATGTAATTGCCGCCAGCTGCTTTAGAGGCCGCAGTTACGGTAAGAACCGCTTCGTGAAGAATAAGTTTTCCGTCTATCATATCATCACTCCTTACGCACTCAGCGCCGTATGAGCAGTTTCACACCCATAACAGAGGCCGACATCGATTCCCATGAGTGAGTTCCACATACCTTTATTTCCCATCGGACTGTCTGCGTTAAAATTAACATTCGCTTTGTCCTTTACGGAAATCCAGAGGTTCTTTCTCAAAAACTTCGGCACATACAGTACCGCGCTTTCACCTTCACCGGGGATATTGTTGATTGCCTCAATAAGATAATCCTCATCCCAGAGACCATCAGCAGCTGCAATTTGGGTATCACCAATGTTCGCAAGACGCTGAACACACCGGGGATCGTGAATACAAATCCCGCCGGTTATTGAAAAGAACGTACACATGGCCCTATAAGGAAGATTAGCCGATCCACTGGTATAAACAAGCTGCTTACCCATATCGTCGTCTTTGATCCCTGCGAATTTCCCATCGTCACCAACCGGATAAACCATATGGACACCATCAGATCCCCACTGAATCAACCAGGCTGAATAAGTCGTCGCAGTTCCGATAGCAATTACGTTATCATCACCGGTAGCATTGTAATCCGCCCGAGGATGGAGACCGGTAAATGATCTGGGATTTGTGAGTCTGTTTCCGTAGATAAAGGCCGTAGATATGGTTTTACCCATGCCAGATGCGAAAGCAAGATCTTCCTGAGACCTGATATGATTTCGCATTGCCGATTTGTATTTGCGTAAAAGCCGAATATCGATAGCACTCATTGATTCGAGTGTACCCATATAGGTGATATCCTGCTTTACATTTGAGGCTTCTTTGGTAACGCCTTCATTGATACCAACCCATGTGCCGGCTGGCTCGGAAAGTCGTACTGAATAATCGTGCTGTGTGGGTGAATTAGCAGGAAGCCACATTGCGGTACGAGCGAGCGTGTCTCTTCGTGCCAGGACTTCTGCTATTTTAGCCGGGTTGCCGGATGGATCAGCCATTTTTGCGGCATCGACTAAAGTTAGGACATCATGTGAAAGTTCTGCCATTGCTGGACTCCTTTATAAAGTTTTATCAACTTCATTCCAGTTCCAGAATGGTCTTACCCGGTTGGTTGGAACCGTTTCTGTATTACGGTCTGACTGTCTATAATTTTATAACCCTTAATACGGTTTGTCAACTATATCTTTACCATTTCCAATAAACGCAGTTAATTTCACAGAAAATCCGGTAATCCGTGGGAGTAATGCGGCGAGAATAGCCGCATTGGTGACATTTTACTCCACCGATCAGAAGAACACCGTCCCGCCGTATCCTCTCCGTTATCAACCAACCCCCGCATTTAGGACACTTTTCATCCTTCATAACCATTGCTTGCGGCATTATATCTGCGTCTTATAGGTCAATCCCTTGGAAGGTTTCGGAGTTGTTATCTGCCCGGTCGTAAAGAAAGAAGGACCGAGAAGCCGGGATACCTGGGAAAACGCATCCATGATACTGTAATTCGTGGCAACACCAAGAGAATTGATAGACTGCTTCAGTTTATCACCGCCGAAGGTATTAATAAACTTCTCGATATTTGCCATGTTTCCATCATAATCTGTACCCCAATTTCCGGGATCTTTGGCGGTTGTTACGAAACTTGCGAATTCTTCTTTCCGCCTGGTAACATCGACTACGTTTTCCCGTTCCTTGGAGCCTTTGAGATATTCAAAAAGACCGGTTGCCTGGGTTTCGGTAAGATTCAACCGGTCAACCATAGCATCGATCCCCTGAAACTTCGTATCTTTCGAAACTTCTTCCGGTACCGTGTAAGTCTCCGGTTTCCCTATTTTCTTCCAGAAGGCTTTCCAGGCATCATCGCCGGCATCTTCTTTCGGAATTTCCACCCTGCTATCTTCTGCAGCACTTTCAATCAATGCCAGATGTGCGGCAGACAGATCATTGATAGAAGCGAACTGTTTTAGAGTCTCATTTTTCTTGAGATCTTCTTTATTCTGATCCATCCATGTCGGGAAGGTATCGCCACCCGCGGCAGCATCAGCGGCGACTTTTGCGGTTGCTGCTGCGGCAGCTGCTTCATCGGCCCCGCCTCCTCCTGCTCCACCAGCATCTTCCTCCATAAGGAAAAATAAACTTCTTAAAAACCTATTCATACAATCTCCAACAGTTTCCGCACTATTTTTTCGGCATTTTCCGGTCGCCAGATGCCGAGTCTGCACAATAACTCTTTCGCGTGATTACATAGAATCGTGTCGCTTTCCGATAAACATTCCCGGAAAAACGATAAATTAGTCAGTTCCGCAAGGAGGACCCGCCGCGAATGATCATCTTTAAAAGTAAGAGAAAAATCATTCTGCATCGCCTCATCGTCTTCTGGTGTCAGTTTCGTTAAATTAACGTCACCGAACCATGCCTTTAGATCCGTCATTTCCTGCCCCCACGTTTTTTGCCGCCTCGGATTGAGCCAACATCTTTTTTTCTTTTGCCATGTCTTCCAGTTTTTTATTATATTTCGCTTCGCTTATCAGAATATCCGGTGCTGACGTAGAACCGGCTATCATTCTTTCGGCAACCTTATGCCAATCAAAGGCGAATCGAAGATCTTCGTTCAGTTCGAAGATTAACTGCATTTCGCCTATCGTGCGCATAAGACCCTGATTTTCCAGATGCTTCTTAACGGATTGAGCAAGAAGAGATTTGTATTCGATCTTGATTCCCTTTTTTTTTATGTACTTCTTCAAACCTTCAGGGAATGTTAATCTTCCAGCCGTTTCTTCGATAATCATAAAAAGTCTGATCTGTTGTGTAAGCCCCTGGACGAGAAAGTTTCCAACAACTGAAGATATCATACTCATTTTCTCTCCAATCCGCTCAGAGACTTCGTAGGCCGTCATTCGAGCCGTTATATCTGATAAGGTCTGCCAGACATCAAGCATATAATGAAAACCGATAACTTCCTTGATCTCGTTCGTAACTTCAGTACTGATCGGGAAATTGGTTTGCTGATACAGCCCCTGGACCAACCGGGAAGCGTCTTCATAATAAGTCTTTCCGTAAGGACGATTGTTTACCTTGTTTTTCAGTTCTTCAGGTATCTGCAGGGGAGGCGCCGCGGCCCGCTGTCCTGCTTCCAACCGTGCCCTGGTATGCTGCTGTAATACCTTTGCATCCGGAAGCGCGTAATGGCCGGGACCGAATCCGTAAGACCAACCGGTTTCAAGATTATACATCCATGTCACATAAGGAAAATACACATGCCGGTCAACGGCGATTACCTCTCCGCCTTCACCCGTTTTTGAAATAAACCAAACACTCGAAAACTTCGCCGTACCGACATATTCTCCCGGAAGTGTTACGAGGTCCTTGTAGTATTTGTTTTTCATGGTCATATGGCAGACATCAACATCTTGAAGCATATTGTCAGCCGCTGTTCCTGCTGTATATTCATCCGGAAGATATTTCTTGTAAGCGCCCTTTCCTTCAGATCCCTGCATCGAAGATCCACGGATTACCCTGATCACATCGATAAGCGGCATTTTCATCTTTCGCAGTATCGATTTCACATCACCATCATCATCGGTATCGAGATAGTACTGTGCAGGATGGATTCCAAGGAATTTCGTCTTTCCGTCGAGTACATCATCTTTTATATACTGAACACCGTTCCCGAAGCCTACGCCGTCAGAGATAAACTGTGTCTGGTTGCCGTAGAAATTGCTATTATCAAGTAATTCCATCATCCGCTTATTCACATCATTAAGCTGCTGCTGAATAAGGTTTGACGGCTTTTCCTCGGAATTTACCGCAAGTTCCATCCAATTCGTGTTCCTGGGACAGAGATTGCCATAAAGACTGTTCGTCATTTTTCTATGACAGTATCCGGGATATCCGGAAAAAGTATCCTCTCCGAAGGCTTGGCCGCTTTGTTCACCATCGAACAATGTCGATCTCTCCGGAAGGATAAACTTGGCAATATCTTTATAAACGCCTTCGGTGTAATGTTCTTTTTCTTTTATCATTTTGGAGCATAACTGGAAAAGCGTCTTTTCGAGTTCGACATTTAATTCCTTGAATATATACATGCTATTCCTCCAATAATTTTTGCATCAATCGGAGAGAGTCTTCATCAAAGATGCCGTTCGCGTCAAGACCGTTTTTTTCCTGAAACTCTTTTACCGCTTCGGCTGTGTCCGGACCGAACCAGCCATCAACTGCAACGCCGCCGCCTAATGTATTCAATCCCGTCTGGATCTGTTTTATATTTTCACCATTCATCCGGGTAGTCCGGTCGTCCCTGGCTTCGCTCCACTCAAGCGGTTGGTCGAGAACCAATGACTGTATATCGATTTCGCGAGATCCTGTATTTTTACCGGCCTCCCCTTCCGGGAGAAAAGGAGATTCCTGGTCCAACGGACTCACAGGAATGGGAGTAGCCTTCGTCCCCCTTCCGGCAAGATCTACAGGTGCGGATCCACCCGGTACCGCTTTACCAAGATCCGGGGGTTCGTTATCCGCAGGGTTTTCACTTCCGCCGGCAGCATCGGGCCCGCGTCCGCGGAATTCCGTTACCTTCCCTTCGATAACATCCTCAAGGGCGCTCTGGTCTTTTACAGTGCCTTTATCTATCCTGTCCATGACATCATTGACAACAGGGTCCAGAAGATCACTGTACCAGCCAAGGGCTTTCTTCAGTTTGTCTTTAACCCAATCAGCTCCCGGATGTTTCGTCCGGAAGCCTTCATTAAATTTTTGCGCTTGTGCAGGATCGTTAAGATTAAGAATAGGATCACTCATTTTTACCTTCCTTTCCCTGTCTTCTTGGGAGCTTTACAGCCTCCACGACCTTTATTTGCCCTTGTACCTTTTCCGGAACCATCTTTCTTTGGTGTTGCTTTTGCCATTATTTTTCCTCCAATTCTTCTATCCTGTCTTCAAGTTTCAGGATATAACTCATCACGATATCAATCGATACATCGGTAAATATTTTGCTGTCCTTAATTACGTCAATAACGGAATTAACCGATTTATTTTTTGACTTTTTCGAAGGCACTGAAGTACTCACAGATATTCCCCTTTTCTCCACGGTTCGTGTCTAATACCACAATAACGTCTTTTAATGACTGCGAACAGGTCTGTATGATTTCCTTGTGACTCAGATTAAGCGCCAGCGCATCACTTTTTAAATATTCATCATCGTCTATCGTAATTCGTTTCACTTCCAGATTGCTGTAAATCATGCAATGTCCTCCCATACAAGTTTTTTAGGATCGTATTTCTCGTCCTCAGTTAAATAATCATCACCAGCTTCTTTCGCTACTTCCCAGTCAGGTTTCATTAACCGGATATCTTCTATCCGCGATACCACATCAAAAAGATCATCATGCGCTGCTACCCTAAACGGGAATTTCGTATACTGGTCCTTGATGAACACATCAACAAAATCTACCTTCTCACCAGTCGAATCTTCCCAGATAAACCGATGCGGTAACCGTATCCGCCCAAATTCAAACCAGGCAACCATCCGTAAGATCCTGTCGTCCTTTGCCAGTTTACCACCTAATTCGTGAATCGGAAAGTGATAATTTTTTTCCTTCTGTACATATTGAATATGTTCTATATCACTGTCTTTCCCGTATTTTTCGTAATAAACCGCTTTCGCATTATAACGCAACTTTAAATCAAATACCAATTTTGTCCGCTCGGTAAGCGATAATTTATCCTGCAGCAACGCGATTATCCGCGCAATCCCATCCGGACCATAACCAAAAACACACACTGCCGTATAATCGGAATTCTGCTTCTTCTCTCCTGCAGGGTCAACTATTATATATACTTCCAGGTTCTTCATGCTCTGGCCATCCCAATACATCAGCCATTCATAATGAAAGGTCATTTTACTTTTTTTCAACGGGTCCATCAAAATCTGACATGCAAAGTTGTACGCGCCGTAACTCCGCCTCTTTTCGGCTATCTGTTTCTCAGTCCACATAACAGGCTTTCCAGTCTCTGACCCGTCTATCGTCCCAGGTGCAATTCTTGGCTCAATCGCACCAATCTTGATCATATGCTGATACGCATCACCATAACTGTAAAACGTCCCCTGATACCACCGCTCTATTAAATCAGTGTCCGCTAAACTTAAACTTAACTGCCAGGCATTGATCGTCTGGTCCGTCATGTATTTTGTGGCAGCTGACTCTTTATCAACTACATCATCAAAAATCTGGTTGGTGAGGTGTAATCCCGTAGGTTGATTCTTTACTAATCCATGCGCTTCAAAACTCGGCTCCTTCCTTCCTCCATGCCCCTTCACTACTAACCCGTCCCGCATACTCCACATCGGACTTTGCGATTTCGGATCTTGCCAAAATACATCATCCCAATAATATTTTAGCTTCTCGTTCATCTCCATATCTGTCTTTAGTAAATATAACATCGGACTGCTAATCGATTTCGTATACCCAAATAATCCGAAAGTTCGCCACGGTTCCTTGATTAATGCCTGAAGCCCTCCCGTTTCAAGTTTTAAACTCGTCTTGTAATGCTCCCTCGCCCAAAAATCTCCCTTGTCATGGCTCCCGAAGTATTCTAAAAACCGGCACATCTTGTACACAAACGGTTTTATCCCATCACGCCGATTCAATACCCAGATGAAGAAGAAAAACCGGTCCCTCGCTCCCATCATCCGAACGACTTCTTTCATCTCATTCTTCGCTTTTGCCTTCGCCAGTATCCTGTTGTATCCATCAATAACTGAAGACATAGGAGGTAACCCGTCGAAAAAATCGCTGTGCGATGAATATACTATAGGATATGAAATAAGGGGGGCACCCCCAATGGGGGCCGGGGGGGTCTCTGTTGGGGCTTCTGCATGATTAGGCGGCTCAATCATTACTGGCTCTGGCTGTTGCTCTTCGAAGATAGGGATAAGGTTGCCACCTTCACGTCTGTATTTCATTCATCCTCCCACCCACCCCAACCAGGCTGAAGACCTACCCGGGCGTGGGTACTGTCAAAGGCGGCACACACCACTGTGTCCTCCCACCCACCCCAACCAGGCTGAAGACCTACCCGGGCGTGGGTACTGTCAAAGGCGGCACTCACACCCAGATACATGGGGTTCAGTCGCCACCCCATTAAACCCTGCGACCAAGGGCACACCCTTGGAACCATCACACTCATGCTTCGTGTCTACTTATTCATACACCTTAATGTAGTCTCTGAGCTACTCACCGCTACTCAAATACGAAACCAGTTTCGTATTTGATCCACTTTCACTATATAGTAATAACCACTATAAGGTGTCCGTCAACGC